AGATGCTGGTGCTGCAGGTAGCCGACAAATCACAGCAACTGTTTTACCTGAAAATGCAACCAACAAGAAGGTAAACTATGATATTTCACCTGTAACAGAAGGTCTTGCTGTCTCTGAAACAGGAAATATTACTTGGACAGAAGCGGTACCGGCTGGTGTTTATACCACAACAGGAACAACAGAGGATGGTAAAAAAACAGCTCAACACACCTTAACATTGAATAATCAAGCTTAAAATATAAATTTAGAGGGCAGCTTAGCGGCTGTCCTTTTCTTATGGAGGAAAAGGCATGCAAATCGAAATTAAAGGAAAAAAATATAACTGTATTTTTGGAGTCAAGTTTATTCGTGAATTGGATAAGCAGCATGGGGTAGTTCGCAATGATGTAAATCTTGGGATGGGACTAACAACATTATTACCGCAGCTAGTAAGTGGAAATATCGTTGTTTTATCTGATGTACTTTACACAGCTACCATTACGGAAAAAAGTAGACCTTCTAAGGATGAAGTAGATGAGTTTGTTGAAACTGTTGATGATATTGAGGCGTTATTTGATGAAACGTTGAAAAACTTAGAAGAAAGCAATGCGGGAAAGTTAACGGTCAGAAATTTCAAGAAAGCTCTGATGGAGAACAAGTAAGAGAGGAACTAACCTCAGCTGAAGCTTATGAAAATATTCTTATTAATTGTTTTCGTTACCTAGAAATTACTGATTTATCAGAAATTGAACGAATGACTTTGTATGAATATGAAGTTAGGCTATTGGCGTTTCAGTTAAAAAGACTTGACCATGAAAGAGACCTCTATCTTCAATCTTGGCTAAATAACCAAATTAAGGCGACTAAAGGTAAAAAATCTGAACCTTATTATAAGGAATTCAATAAGTTTTTCAATTATGAAGAACGAGAGAAGCTTATTTTGGGTAAATCATTAATTGATGAAAAAGTTGATATAGGAGCAATTGATTTATTAAGAAAAGCAAATAAGTAGGAAAGGAGGAAAATAATGGAATCATATTCAGTCGAAGCAATACTTACTGCCACTGATAGAACGTTTAGTAGCACGATGAGTAGCGCTGAACGTTCTATGGCTGGTGTAAACAAGCAATCTGGTGAGCTAGGGGATGGATTGGATAAAAGCACCACTAAAGGGAATCAATTAGGCAAGTCAATTCTTAGTATTGGAGCAGGTGTGGGTGCCGTAAAATTAGTATCTACGGCCGTAAATATGGTTAAGGATTCTGTTGAAGGAGCTATTAACCGTTTTGATACGTTGAATAAATATCCTGTAGTTATGAAGGCTCTAGGTTACTCAAAAGAAGATGTAGATAGATCAATGACTAAGTTAAGTGATGGGATTGATGGGCTTCCTACATCGTTAGATGAAATCGTATCAAATACGCAACAGTTAGCAATTTCAACTGGTAGCTTGAGTAAAGGAACTGACACAGCTATTGCATTAAATGATGCCTTTCTTGCTTCTGGAGCTTCAACTGCTGATGCGACTCGTGGTATGCAACAATATATTCAAATGCTCGGTAAGGGTGAAGTTGATATGCAGTCTTGGCGAACTTTACAAGAAACAATGCCAATAGCTATGGATAAAGTTGCTAAGTCTTTCAAAGAACAAGGTGTAAACTCAGTTAACCAATTATATGATGCCTTAAAAGAAGGAGATATTACATTTAATGAGTTCAATAATCGTTTGATTGAGTTGGACAAAGGCGTAGGTGGTTTTGCGGATTTAGCCAAGAAAAACTCAAAAGGTATCAAAACATCATGGGCAAACATCAAAACAGCCACCGTTAAAGGTGTAACTACAGTTATTAAATCTTTTGATGAATTATCCAAAGCGGTGACAGGGAAAAATATTGCCGAAAATTTGGACTCTTTAAAAAATGTAGTGAATATAACTTTTAAGGCAATTGATGCAGCGATTCAATCAACTATCCCATTGATGAAACTATTCGGAAAAGCTATTACTTCGATAGGTACAGCTTTAACACCATTACTACCAACAATTGCCAGTTTTGCTGCCACCTTTACAGCGTTGAAAGTAATTCAGCAAGTGACAGGCTATATAAAACAATCTGAATTGGCAATCAAAGCTTATACAACCGCAATAAGTTTATACAATGGAATATCAAAACTGGCTACGTTATCTACAACAGCACTCGGAAGAGCATGGATGTTAAACTTAGCAGCCGATAAAGCCAATTCTGCAGCAATAGCAATAAAAACTGGTCTTTTAGTGGCGCAAAATACAATCGTTGGTGTTTTGACGGGAACAATTAGTTTAGCTACAGTAGCTACAACTGTTTTTAGTACCGCTATGAAATTGTTGATGGGCCCTATTGGATGGGTAACAGCTGCAATAGGAGGACTAGTAGCTGTAGGGGTAAACTTGTGGAAATGGTTAAATAAGGAAACTGAATCAACTAAGGCAGTTAAAAAAGAACAAGAAAACCTTATGAAAACTACAGATGACTTGATTAAAAAGAATCAAGAACATACCCAATCACGAAAAGATGAAGCTATTGAATTGGATAATACTAAAGAAAAATTCCAATCTATGATTTCTGAAATGGAAATGCTATCTGCTAAAGAAAAATTAAGCAACAGCGAGAAAAAACGTATGGTGGAAATTGTTGAGGAATTGAACGGTAAAATGACAGGTTTAAACTTAGTTTATGACGATCAAAAAAATATTTTATCTGAAATACCTGGAACAATTCAACAGCAAGTTGATGCCTATAATGCTTTAGATGAAGCTTCTCAAGCTCAAGAAAACATTAATCAAATGTTAAAAGAACGAAATGATAATGAAGCGAAGCTGATGGAAATTAATGCTGCTAGAGAAAAATGGAATCAGACATTAAAAGAATCTGGCGGGAATACAAAAGAAGCTCGTGAAAATATTGAAAAGTTGGGCGAGCAAGAGCAAGTGTTAAAGGGCGTTCAACAAGAATTGACGAATGAAATTATAAATACAGCTAATGCCCATGAACAATCAATGCAGCGTGCAAGCCAAGCTGTGGAAAATGGTGTGTTAAATCAAACAGTTTCATACAATGCTTTAAGTGGTAAGACGAAAGAAACAATGGATGCAATGCGTTCAGAATATTCATCACTTGAAGAAAAAGTAGGGAGCGCCTTTGATGTTATCCAGCAAAAACAAGCTATTTCAGTTGATCAAATGGCTGAAAATTTACAAAAAAATCAAGAAGCTGTTAGCCAATGGAGCACTAACATTGCTGCGTTAGCACAGCGAGGGGTAGATGAAGGGCTTTTAGAGCAACTACGGAAAATGGGTCCTGAAGGTGCTGCTCAAGCGGCAGAATTAGTTAATTCTTCAGACGAACAATTACAACGCTTGAATGATGTCTATCGTAATACCGGTGAAACTTCCATGAATGCAATGAAAGAAGGTTATCAATTAGGCAAAAATGGTTTGAACGAGGAAATTCAAGCCCTTATACCAACTCAAAAAGAAACTTTGATGACTCAAATTAAGAATACAGACTTTAACAGCGTGGGTCTAAGTGTAACTGATGATTTTAAAGCAGGTATTGAAAATGGTCGTAGATCTGTTGAGGAAATGACAAAAGGAATTGTTCCTAAAGTCGGGGAAGATATGAAAGGTGAAGTACAGAAGGCAGATTTTTCAGGTATTGGTAAATCTATCCCGCAAGGTTTAGAAAAAGGGGTAGAGGCTAACAAACAATTACCTGTAAAAACATCTAATCAAATGATTGATGATGTTGTTTCTGGTGCCAGAAAAGGTTTAGATTCTCACTCTCCTTCTCGTGTATTTCACTCAATTGGTGAAGATGTTGACTCTGGATTATCAAACGGTATCGAACAAAACGCAATGAATCCAGTAAGAGCTGTTGAATCTATTGTCGATAAAATCATTTCTGCAATGGATAAGTTGCCATCAGAAATGAATTCTATTGGTGCAAATGCAATTGATGGATTGACTAATGGCATTAATGCCAATGCTAATAGCGCTTTAGCTGCAGCAAGAGGTGTGGCAGATCAAATTGTAAGTACAATGAAAAGTGCTATGGATATTCATTCTCCATCACGTGTAATGCGTGATGAAGTAGGTAAAATGATTCCAGCAGGAGTAGCGGTTGGTATTGATAAATATTCAAACTTTGTAGAAAAATCTATGCAACGACTAAGTAAAAAGGTAGCCATGCCAGCGCTGGATAATTTAAATTCAAATCTGTCATTTAGTGGAGGATCACAAAGCTTAGCATTTGCTGGAGATGTATCTTCAAAATTCACTGTAGAGGTACCTGTTATTTTTGATAGTTCAGAGGTTGCAAGGGTTATTGCTAAACCAATGAGCAAAGAATTACAGAATCAACAAGATAAAAAGAATGTTTCTTTAGGAAGGAGGCGCTAAATGTTATACAACTTTATTGATGTAAATGAACAACAAACAAAAGCCTCTTTGCCTTCGGAAGCCATGAATTTTAATGGTTCCTTTTTAGAAGATTTAGTTCCAGGTTATAGAACATTATCTGTTGTTGGAAGAGAGTTAGCTCCTACTGAGATACAAAGCTACCAGTTGGGAATTCGTGATGGAATGCGACATGTTTATGCTCGTATTCCGGAAAGAGAATTAACAGTTAAATTCAAAGTTGAGGCTAACTCTAACGAAGCGTTTAGGGATTCTTTTAACAGACTAAACGTTGCTTTGTTTACAGAAAAAGATGTACAGATTTGGTTTAATGATGAACCAGAAATGCTTTGGTCGGGTAGTAAATCAGACATTGATGCAGTTCCTGAGGGATTGAATCGAGTCGTTGGTACATTTACAATTTTGTTGAACAATCCATATAAATATACTCGAAGCGATGCTACTAGTGTTATGTGGGGTTCAACAGAAATAACGTTTCAGGCTAACTATCTTATGGGTAATACTGGATCAGGGGCTGTTGACTTACCTATTGTTATCGAAGGTGGGGCTTATTGGGGTTCTACCATGATTACTTTTCAAAACCGTTCCTATCTAATGGGAGATAATGGTCAAGAAGTGAAGCCAATTGAAATATATCCAACTGTCGAAGGGTTAAAAGTAAAACCGATTATTACTATAAAAGGTACTGGTAGAGGCGTGTGGATAAAAACTAGAAGCGATACTATTGATATTGGTGATTTTGATAAATCAGAAATAGTGATTGATACAGAACAGTTTAATATTACCAAAAATGGGAAGCCAATGATTCGTCCTATGAACGATTTTTATATTTATCCAAATGAGCCACTATACATCCAAGCGAAAGATAGTACTTTTAATCTAACTATTCGATATCCAAATCGTTTCTTATAGGAGGTGTTGCTAAAATATGTTGATGGCAATGGATTTAAAAAGAGAATATACGGCAGTTTTAGATAACGCTTATAATGTTGGATATGAAAAAATTGAAAACCAAATAGGGAATCTAGAATTTTCAATGCCGTTGGATGATCCTAAAAATGAATTTTTGCAAGAAATGTTATGGGTTGAACTAACAGATAATGAAAATGAATATATAGGGTTATACCGTGTTATGCCTTCAACGGTTCGCAAAGATGCTAGTAACAATTCAATCACATATACGGCAAATGAAGCCCTGTGTACTTTGCTAGACACGGTTCTTTTTGGTTATCATGAACTAGTGAATCGAAAAACGATTGATGTTATTAACTATCTTTTGAATAAACAAAGGACAAAACACTGGGTTTTAAAAAAATGTGAATTCACTCGGTATTTTAGTTATGCATGGGAAAATGAAAATGGTCTCGCTGATGCCTTGTTTAGTATTCCTCAAGCATTTGATGAAGACTATATGTGGCAATGGAATACCAAAGTTTATCCATTCGAATTATCTTTAGTGAAGCCACCAAAAGAACCTATTGCTCGTATTCAAGAAGGATATAACATGCAAGGCTTTGAGATTGAAAGAGATCCTAACAATTTAGTTAATCGAGTTTATCCTTTAGGTGCTGGTGAAGGCGTCAATCAGATAAATATTAAATCAGTGAATAAAAATGTCCCTTATGTAGAAGATTCACAGTCGATAAAAGATCACGGTTTAGTTGAATATGTTTGGGTGGACCAACGATTCACAGTTCCGCAAGCTTTAAAAGACAATGCAATCAACATGTTAAAAAAATGGGCACAGCCTAAAATTTCTTGGGATGTGACTGCGGCTGATTTATTGAAATTAACAGATGAACCTTTAAGCATTGATAAGTTAAGACAAGGAACTGTGATTATGATTAACACAGATGACTTTGGAAGTATAAATTTACGTATTAAAAAAGAGACAAAACAGGATGTATTCGGTGCCCCACAAGATATTCGGCTAGAGCTTGGTAATTTATCTGACGATTTTACTACGACAATGTCTGATTTGAAACGTAAACAGGAAATAAATGAGACATACTCGCAAGGTGCAACGAATATTTTGAACTATAGTTATCAAGATAACTGCGAAAAGGCCTACCCAGCAGAAATTGAATTCTTCTTAGATGATGATGTATTTCATGTAAATACTGTAGAACTGACTTTTAAAACTAAGCGCTATCGTGGCTACACAAAAGCCGTAAAAGGAGGCGGAGCTACGGTTAAAAGTACTTCAGCTGGTGGAGCTTCAACACAAACGAGTTCAGCTGGTGGCGGAAGTGTCGTTTCAAGTTCAGCTGGAGGAGGCTATTCTAGTGGATCCACCACAGGTGGAGGAGGAGGTAGCATTCAATCCAGTTCTGTAAATGGTCAAAGCTCACAAACAAGTTCAGCAGGTGGAGATCATAATCACCTGGTTGCAACTAATAATGGTAGCACTGAATCAAGTGCATTTTATCGAGAAATGGATGCGGGGTCAGGTATGAGATTTAGACTAATGTCGACCGCATCAACAGATTGGTACACAAAGACGAGCTCAGGTAATCATACTCATAATGTGACTACACCGGCACATTCCCACACAGTGAATACACCTAACCATAGTCACAACTTTAATATTTCTATACCAAACCATACTCACAGCATATCAGTTCCTAGCCATAGCCACCAAGTAAGAATACCGGCACATACACACCAAATTACTTTACCTGATCATAGCCATCCATTAGAATGGGGGATTTATGAGGCACCAAGTAGCGCAACTAGTGTTGATATAGTTGTAGATGGTACCACCATTCCAGTTCATGATACTAGCCAACAAAGACTAAACATTGTTAATTACCTTAGGAAAACTAGTGGCGGTAAAATCTCTAGAGGTAATCATACAATCAAGATAATACCTAACAAACTTGCACGAATCGAAGCGCAAGTTATTTGTCGTGTTTTTATACAATCACAATTAGGAGGTCAATTTTAAAATGAGATTAACAGTAAAACTAATTAGCAAACAAGAAGAATTTATAATTAATGATGAATCAGGTAAAACGTTAGATGATTATTTTGCAGAACTGATTGATAATAGTTCACCATTCATCAAGATAGGAAATCGTATTTTACAAAAAGCCACGATTGAATACATTAATGCAGAATAGGAAGTGATATACATGGCTATCGAGCAAATTAAAGAAACCGACACACTCAATCAAGGTCGAATTAAAATTAATGCGATTTTGGATCAATCAAATGCTTCATCTGAAAAAGTAGATGCGTATCAAGAAGAATTAAAAAACGGCGTTGATGATGCGAAGAAAATAGCTGATACCGCTGGTAAAGAGGCAATCAAAGTTGCTGAAGAAGCAGGGGCTCAAGCAAATGCAACGGCGAATCAAGCGATGGATAATGCTAATACGGCAATTACGATTGCAGGAAACGCAGTTTCAACGGCAAATAATAATAAACAAGAATTCGATGCTCTAAGAAATGATTTTGACAAGTTGGTCGGTGAAGCAGGTGATAGTAACCCTGAAATCGTACAAGCTAGAACAGATACTCAAGGAGTAACGCAACCGACATTAGCGACTCGATTACTGGTTGATTTTAACGATCGTATGACTAAATCGGAAGGTGTATCATTACTGTCAGGAACAACAAATGTAAAAATTCCTATGGATTTTTCTGGGAAAACGGCAGGTAATACAGCAACTAATGCGCATCAATATTTTACGGATGTAACTGCTAAATCGCTAAAAAAACCAAAAGATATATGGAATGAAGTTTCTCAAGCAGAATACAATAAATTAGTAAGCCGTGATGATTCTGGAGTAAGTAGTGGTTCAACACAAACTGGAGTTATCCCACAACAGTTAGGGTCATTCAATGCTTTAGAAGCTGCAAAAAAATTAATTCCTCAAATTTTCGAAGGATTAAATCAAGAAGAAGCGGTATCTTTATTAAAAGATAGCTTTGTAGCGTTCACTATTAGCGAACGTGCTAAAGCAACTTCGCCAAACAACAAAACAATTAAAGTTTCTACTTACATTGAGTCAACAGATTCATGGGCAACTCAAATCCAAGAAAGCGCTGGAGAGTATAAAGATATATCAGCGCAAATAACAGACAAAAATTTCATTACTAGCGAAGGGGTTATATATCTAATTAATTATACAGATCCATCGAATGGAGTAACAACAGCTAATTTAGATATAGACTATTCAGCTATTCAATTAGAAATTAGTGTTAATGTTCAAGACGTTTTAGAAAAAAGTGGGTTTGTTAAATCAAAACAATTAAATGATCATGTAGACGATAAAGAAAATCCACATCAAGTGACAGCTGAGCAAGTGGGAGCATATAGCAAGACTGATTCTACTGATCTATTTATTAACAAAACTGAAGCGGAAAATGGATTGTTTGTTGCTAAAAAAACAGTTGTTAACTCGCAAGATTGGGATAAAATTCTAGATGCAGGTATTTACACCGTTTTTGGAGCTTCTGGAGCAAACAGACCTTATTCGGGTGCAGCTTATGGTGCTTTAGTTGTTTATGCTGATAATACATTTGTAAGTCAAACGTATATGTATAAAGGTGAAACATACACCCGTAGTCGTCAAGGTAGTCCCGCGACTTGGACACCATGGAATAAAATGCTTGTGGAAAAAGAACAACCTTTTGAAGCTTGGTATTTGCCTGGCACTAATCATACTGGATTCAAAAATAAAGCAAGGTACAATTTGGGTCCGGAATTTAGCAACGTAGGTAATCGACTTGGATTACCTATGAAAAGCAATCCCTTAGAATGGAATAGTGGTCGATGGCAAGCAAAAGTGCTTAGAGACTGCAAGCTAAATGTAAGCGGAACTGTAAAATACCAAGTTGGAGGCTCAAAAGGGGTTCTATATGCTTATACTCATATAGACAAAGGCCTTGATGAAGGTGTAGGTGACTTAGGTATTGGATCAGCAGTCGGAGCTGTTGGCGGCTTGAATTATCAAAATGTCGCAGCTTTTGATTTAAACGTTACACTAAAAAAAGGTGAGTATCTTGCGTTTCGTTTAGAATTAGCAGCAGATAAGCAACTTGACAACACTCAACTATCGTCTATGCATATTACAGAATTAGTATAGAGATTGAATTTTAAAATGAAGCCGTTTAGCAAAAAGCTAAGCGGTTTTATTATTGGAAGGTGGAAAATATGGTGATTATTGATAATCAAGCGTTGATACTAGAATTCAAGAATATGATTTCTAACGGTTTTATTCAGGTGTTTGTCTGGATTGTGTTAGGGGATATCTTAACAGGGTTATGTAAAGGTATTTTCATTAAGGAAGGAAATAGCACAAAAGGATTGCTAGGATTAGTAAAACATTTATTAGTGGTCTGCTTAATAAGCGTTGCCTATCCATACTTGAAAATCATGGGTTTAGAATCAATCGCTACTGGATTTGTCTTATTTTATATAGCAGTGTATGGCATTTCCATTATTGAAAACTTAGGGCAGTTAGGCGTTCCCTTTCCTTCATGGGTTAAGGAGCATTTAAGTAAATTAAAAGATGAAAATGATAAAGGTGGTGAACCTAAAAATGGTGCAAGTGATTAATCAATCTGTTTGCGGTGGGATTGCCGGGAGACGTCCCAATGCAACGCCAAAAGGTGTTGTCATTCATAATGATGCCGGAAGTATTTATGCTACAGCTGCACAATATGTCAATGCCTTGGCTGTAATGTCTCCTACACAACTGGCGAATGGCTTTGCTCATTATTATATTGATCGAAATACAATTGCACGTGTAGAAGATACATTCAATGCAGCCTGGCACACAGCAAATCCAGATGGGAATTTGAACTATGTTGGCTATGAAGTATGTCAATCAATGGG